TCGTGCCGCCTCATCGCTCTCGCCACCTGAGCGAACATCGTCAGCCAGCCAGTTAGTAGGTCAACGCTATCGTTGTGCAGTTGGAGTGTCGTGTTTCCTTCTTTCATTGTTGTCACCGTGGCCGCTTTCTAATCGAGTCAATCAAGCCGTGCAATCCACCAATCGAATACGAGATAAGCAAAACGAGAATCGGAATCAGAAACAGAACGATAACCGTTTCTGGTTCACTCATCTTCGATGGACAGCACTTCTACTTCGCCTTGGTTCACATCGAGTCCATCTTGCAGGATTCGCTTGGTGTCGTTGTGGAACCAGTAGTCGGCTTCCACGGAATCGCTCACCGACGCTGGTGGGCGAATCTTGAATGTCTGTGTGAACTGTACCTCAAGTACCGGGTGTGTGTCTTCATCCATTAGTGAATCTTCACAAGTCCCCAACAGTTGTTGCACTTTGTCGCATACGTCTCACCGTCGTGGTGGTCAGGTGAGATTTCTTCTTGATAGTGGTCTGCTTCTTCGTCGGAACAGTCGCAATGTGACATTTTAGTTAACCTCGTTTACCGGAATTAGTTTCTCTCGGTTCATCAGATAGCCGAAGTCTGACGCTGGACACTTTTCCTCAAGCCAATCATCTTGGTCGTCTTCGTCGTGAGTCGTGGCGAAATGTTCGTAGGTGGCCTCATCGTCTCCCACCTTGATATTCCGAAGCAAGTGAACACCATCGCTCTTGTATCCAGCGAGAGTGTAACCGTCGTCTATTTGGACGTAGTAACCGTCCGGGTCAATCTCAGTTCCAGCGTCCGTGTCTTCAACAAAGTGAGTCACCTTGTCCGTGCTGTTGTAGATGTTAGCCAACCCGAAGTTGCCGAGAATGGCAAGTTCAAACACCCCATCTGCTCGCCGGAACGGTTGTAGTTTTCGTGACATTAGGCTTCTGCCATCGCTTTGTTCTTCGTCTCCCAATTCACGTTCTCGTCACCCTCTGCTTTCGTGTGACCAGCACCACCACTCGTCCCCCAACTACTCGGACATTCCTCGTAGAAGAAGCACTTGCCGTGGCCGTAGTGACAGAGTGGATTTTCGTTTAGTTCGTAATTCTCAACGTCTGGTGGCTTCTGCATACCGAGGACGGCGCTCTTTATGTCTCGTCGTCGGTCGGTCGAGGGATACGGAGACACAATCAACTCGTCCTTTTTGGGGTAGTAGCCAGCCACGCCGTCAACGTCGAAGAACTCCTCAAATAGCATCCCGTAGTATTCACCTTCGAGGAAGATTCCGTCTTCTCGGTATCGCTTGTCGGGAACTTTGCCGGTCTTGTAATCGAGAATCACAACACCACTTCCCGTGACTCCGGGGACACTCGCTGTGTTGAGAATCACGTCAGCGAATCCCATCCACGGAATGTCACCGACAGGAGCCTCACCACTCACGTAGTCGGGTTCTCCGTTGTCTTCCACCCAAAACTCAGGTGGCTCTCCCAACCACGCTTCTGCCTCAACTGCCACGGGTTCCCAAGCATTGAGCGTTTCCGCGTCAATGTCGAACCCGGAGACGGAAGAAGGTAGCATCGCTTCGGCTTGCAAGATTGCGTCGTGGGCCGCGTCCCATCGCCGTTCCTCGAATCGCCAAAAGTTCCCGATGTGTGGGTCGAGCCATTGAGAGTAATCCTCCCAATCGCTCATTAGAGGTGAGAAGCGATGAGGGCGGTCGCCGTTGTCCTCGATATACTCCGAGAGATTGAGATGGAAGTGTTCGTATGCTCGATGAACTTGTGAACCGCGCTCCATATAGTAGTTCGTGGGTTCTCGATTCCCACAAACATACTTGTAGAAAAAGGAACGGGGGCAGGTTTTCCAAGTTTTCAATCGGCTTTTTGACACATATGGCAATCCGTTTTCCAGTACGTCTTCGGTCGGGGTCAGGTCAAGTTCGTTGTTTTCTGTCATTAGGGTTCTACCTCAGAGTGGTGGACAGCACAGAGCGTTCGCAGGTTTTCAAGTCGATGAGCCTCATCGAGAGAGTCAAACTTTCGAGAAGGCTTGATATGGTGAACGTGGAGACTGTACCCATTCCCACATTCAGTCTTTTCACAACCTTCGTAGGTACAACAGCCGTCTCGGTCGAGGGCTTTCTTTCGTGCTACACGCCACTTCGCACCGTAAGCGGAGTCACGACCCCCACCTTTGTACGCTGGCTGTTCTTCAACTGGAATCTCACTCATCCACTCTCCATTACAAGAACGAGAACAGAAATTGTGTTCTTGAATGTGGGATGGATACCGCTGAATCTTTTCACCACAATTGTCACACTCGGCGGTGATTAGATTCTTATTTTTCTCTTTATTCTTTTCAGCACAACTCATCGAACAATGGCTCTCATCGGCTGTTCGATGACTCGGGGATGCCTCGAAAACTTTTCCACACCAATCGCAAGTGTGTCGTTTCCACGGGGCTATTTTGTCGTGCATCCGACCCCAATGACTCTTGAGGCCCCGCTCTGTCTCGAATGAGTTTTCACACGACTTGTGGGGGCACTCCTCACTCATCTACTTTCTCCACACTCACTTCGTATGTTCCCGATGGTCGTTCGAGGATGATTTCTCCTTCATCCCCAAGGTCAGGTTCGGCGTCGTATCCCCGGTCATCGCAGATAGCCTTGAGCCACGAGTCGGTGGGAGAGTGTGGATTCATTGTGATTCCTCAAGGTCGCTCACTTTCGACCACCTCCACTTCCTTCACGAAGAAGTACGAAAGGCCGTAGTCACCGCTCGTCATTTCATCTCCGTGGTCGAGTGCTTCTTCTTCTGATTCAAACGCCAAATCAGAGACTTCTTCTCCGTCTTCAGGGTATGCTCCGTAGGCTACGGGTAGGTGTAGGATTGTCATTCTGAGTCCTCCAGCGCCTCAACGTGGTCGGTGATTTCGAGTGCCTGATACAACTCTCGACGGCCTTCGTTATTTCTCCGAGTCTTAAACTCGACTACAGTTCGCTCTTTCTTCGCCGCTTCACACAGGATGCTGGTCATTTTCTCCGGGGAGATGTTGAACAGCGCCGGCTCATCGGGAATCGAATCGTCTTCACTCATCGTCAATCACCATTCCCTCAACCTCACCGTTGAGAACTTTTCGCAACTGCACCGTGTTCGACTTACGCCGGTCTTCAAACTCAGGCAGGCTATCTATCATCTCTCGTCCTTCCTGAATCGCAGTTTCCACATCTCGGGCAAGGTCGTCAATTTGCTCGTCCGTTACATCTCCACCGTTCGGGGTTTGTGTTTCCTGTTCCATCTTGAAACTCTCTGCAAAACTGATATAGCCAACTCGGTCGCGGTTATCGTCGGGGTTGTGTTCGCCGCCTTGAGAGCGGGCCAACTTGAACAAAGCGAGGAGGTCGGCCACGTCTCCGGGTGTGATACCGGGGTGTTCTCCGTTTTCATTCACCAGATAGTCGTTCCAATACCGGGCGATTCTCAGAAACGAATCCTCTGGTGCGCCGTGGGTGTCGGAACGACCCTCGGTTATCTCTGCCGCCTCTCGAAGTATCTGTGTGTTTGGTTGTGTCATAGTTCTCGCCGTGTCAGTCCTTTCGCTCCACAATTCCCGCACTCAACTTTCAGCATCTCTCCGTAATCGTTCGCAGTAATCAACGCCGCTTCACCGGACTCGCAATTCGAGCAAACGTACTTGTGAGCGTCGTCAACGTTGTTTACTCGGCTACGAATTATCTCTCCATTTGAGAACTGCTTAAGTTCATTTTCGTGGGTGAACTTGAGGTTTCCATTGGGGAGTTTCATCACATCGAGGACTCCCTCGAAGTCGTGTATCTCCCCGCTCTCCTTACGAACGTGAACGTTGTGTGTGATTCCTGTCATACTGTTTGTCTTGAAGCCCATATCTGATTGTAACTCTCCGCTTCATCGCGTGGCACATTGCGAAAACAGACTCGCTTCGCCTCAGCGGTGAGTCAGACTACTCGAAGTAGCCGTGGTACTGCGAATCCTCGTTTCTGTTTCCGAGAAGTTCCATATCACCGTACTGGACTCTCAGGTAAACACCAAACGCGGCCTCCTTTACGTCTATGAGAAGTTGCTTTAGTTCCTCATCTTCGTTGATAGTGGCTTCAGCGATTTTCTCATCAATCGCTTCCTCTGCCACCAACGCACCGTTTTTGTATTCGTCCAGTTCCTTGTGGGCCGTCTCAATGTCCATCATTAAAGCGGCGAGGGGAACGTCGTCACCGGCTACTTCACAGGTGACTCCTTCGATGAGGCCGGGACGGACTTCGTGCTTGCTTGTCGCTGGTTTCTCTGGTGTTGTTTTCATTGGATGAAGTTTCCGTTGTCGTCAACTCTCTCTGCTGTCTTCGGGTCGAGTATCACTTCGTGGTCGGGTCTTTCAGGAGCCGTGCAAAGCATCCCACACTCAGGACACGTCGGGATACCTCTCTCGCCTTTGAAAGCGTCAACGTCGTCGCACTCCGGGCATTGAATCGTGGAGTATTCTATCTCTTTGAGAAGGACGTTCCCTCTCTCTGCCTCATACGTCTGTGGAATGAACGCATCTTCGTGGAACTTGTGAGGTGCGTACCAATCGTGCGGGTCGTCGTTAACACTCATTACGTCTGCTCTTGCCGCTTTCTCGATGTTGTGAGCCATTTAGTAGTCGTCTGCATCCTGATGTAGAGTTTTCGCTTGGTACGTTAAGTCTTTGGAAGTAGTTGCCTACTCGGTAAACTCAACGTCGAAACTCCAAGTGACGGGCCGAGAGTCGCTGACCCCGTGGATAGTTGCCGCAGGGATGCTCCACTCCGAGATGGATTCCTCGAAGTCAGAAGCCGGCTTGATACTGCCACTCATAATCACGGGTGCTTCCCGAACCATATCTCGGCTCGGCTGGTGGTAGTGGCCTCGGTAGGCCACATCGAAGTCGTGGTCGAGTTTCCAACCACGCCATCGGCGCTTGGAAGCACTCGTCCCGATGTGTTCAAGCGAGTCGTCACCGTGCCGAAGGTGGGCACGATGACCTCGCATTGTGAAGTTCGTGAATCGAGTATGGTCGTTGCGGATGAACGTCACGTTCTCCATATCGGACTCTCGAACAGCGAGGTCGAGCATCCGATAGAGAATGTCGTCGGCGTTCGCCTCTTTTGAAGACCCGGACACCCGAATCTCGCCGTGATTCCCTGTCTGACACACCACCTTGACCGAGGGGAATCTCTTTGAAAGACGCCGAATCTGCTCAAGGTGAACCTGAGCCGACTCGTCAATCTGCTCGTTGAGATTTCGTGCAACCTCGTGAGCCTGCCCTTCATAGATACCAGCACCAGTTACAATGTCACCACCCAAGAGGTAGTCTGCATTGTCGAAAACGTAGCCAGCCGACTCCTGCCGGTCAACGAGAGACATTACGTTGTCAACACGTTGCTCGGCTCTTTTCAGCGAGATTTCTGGATTGAACGTCATTTCCCCAAACTCGTCGGTGACAACATCTCCGTGATGGTCGTCAGTAACGTGAATCGCCACGTCCTCGTGGTTTGGCTCGGTCGGATGCCCACCGTCAGCCACGGCGGGTTGTGAGTTATTGAGAAGACTGGTGAGCCGTTCGTTTAGTTCGTGAAGCGTCTTGTTCGCCGTCTTCGTGATTTTCTGCTTGCCGTAGATGCTCGAACGCTGGTTCTTGTTCTTGTTCGTCGGGTGAGGACTCTCTACTGG